CCGACGCAGGCGCTGCCCGTCGGCATCGGCCGCAAACCGAACCTGGCGATCGGCGCCGGCGAGGCGATCCAGCTCGTCGGCGGGTTCACCGACCCGGAGATGATGGTGTCGATCGCGAAGTCGTTCGAGCGCTTCCTGGACGGCGGCGTGCTCGCCGGCGCGTACGGCCCGCGGATCCGCAACCAGCTGCCGGTGGTCGTCGACCGCCTGCGCGCGGACACCGACTCGAGGCAGGCGGTCGCGGAAGTCTCGCGGCCCGACGACTTCGCGGGCGTGCCGACGCGCGACGTGCCGTGCACGAAGGACTTCCACTTCTTCATCCGCGGCGGCGCGCTCGAGATGATCGCGAGCATGCGGAGCAACGATGTCTGGCTGGGGGTCGCCTACGACTTCTTCCAGTTCACGCAGCTCCAGCTCTCGGTGGCGAAAGCGCTCGGGATCCCGTGCGGCCCGTACCACCACCACGCGGACTCGCTCCACATCTACGAGCGCGACCTCGAGGCCGCCGGCGAGCTGCACGAGTACGACGGCACGCCGATCCCGGACGTGCAGGGCATCGGCAACGGCCCGTCCTCGATCGAGGAGATGCAAGTGCGCGCCGTGGAGCTCTGGACCGAAGACGGTGAATCGCCGCACTGGACGGCCTCGGAGCTCTGGTACGTCGAGCAGCTCCGCGGGCACACCCGCCCGCAGCGTAGCACGATGCGCCGCATGGAGCAGCTGCTGCCGTGACCGCGTTCGTCTACGAGGGAGAATCCGGCGACGGCAAGCGCGTGTTCGTCAGGGGGCCCGGCGACCTGCTCCTCGAAATCGACCACGACGACGTGGACCGCGAGCAGGTGGACGGCGACGTCAAGCGGATGGTCATCCTCCTCAACGAGCACTGGCCCGAGTGACTGAAAAGCAGCTGCTCGCGCTGTTCGACAAGTGGATCCCCCGCCTTGGCCTCGACGGGTGGGTGATCCAGGTCCGCGTCGAGGAGTGCCCGGACAAGGACGACGCCGGCAGCGAGGGCTGTTGCCACCGGTCCTCGCAGTACGACAAGGCCACGATCTTCGTCCCGCCGGCGATGCTCGAAGAAGGCGAGCGCGACCGCGCGCACCAGGACATCACGCCCGAGTACGTGGAGCAGATCGTCGTGCACGAGCTGCTCCACTGCGTCGTGCGGGACATCGTCTTCGCGAACTCGCTGATGGAGGACGAGCTCTCTGAGCGCATGAACGAGACGCTGAACAAAGTCCAGATGCGCACGGAGGAGCAGGTCGTCGAACGCCTCGCGTCGGCGCTGATGCGAGAATGGGCGTAGACCCGGAGATCAAGCCTCTCGACGACGTCAAGTGCACGCTCGTCGAGACCTGGGACGAGGCGCAGGAACTGCTCGCGTGGCTCGGCGGCAGGCGCCAGTTCCTCGGCATCGACCTGGAGACCGAGGGGACGAACGTCGGGCGAGACCGCATCCGGCTCGCGCAGCTCGGCGACGCGAAGCACTGCTGGGCGATGGACTACGGCAACTGGAAGGGCCTGCTCAAAACCGTCGTCGAACGCTACGACCGGCCGTACATCGCGCACAACCTGCTCTTCGAGTCGCGCTTCATGAAGCGCGACGGGATCCAGCTGCCGCAGCACCTGTCGCACGACTCGATGGTGATGGCGCACCTCTGGGACCCGCGGTACGCGATCAGCCTCGAAGCCCGCGCCTCGCGCCACATCGACAAACGCGCGTTCGCCGGGAAAAAAGCACTCAGCGAGGCGTTCGCCGGCGGGAAATGGGGCTGGGCGACGATCCCGACCGACCACCCCGCCTACTGGGTCTACGGCGCGCTGGACGCGACGCTCGGCGCGCTGATCGGCGAAGACCTCTGGCCCAAGATCCAGCCGTGGCGTAAAGTCTACGACGTCGAGCTCGGGTGCATCCACGTGCTCCGCGACGCGGGGCTCGCCGGCTTGAAGATCGACCTGCCGTACGTCGACATGCAGATCGAAAAGCTGAGCACCGAGCTCGCCGGGCTCGTCGGGCGAATCGCGGTCGATCCGAAAAAAGACAAAGACGTCATCGAGTGGCTGCAGTCACAGGGCGTGCGCGACGGGTGGCCGTGGCAGGAGTGGCCGCGCACCGAGAAGGGCGAGTTCTCCGTCGACGACGACGCGCTGAAGGCGCTCGAACCGTACGAGAACTTGACGGGCTTCGTCGAGCCGCTGCGCAAGTGGCGTAAAAAGGAGCGGCTGCTCAACTCGTACTTCAAGAACTTCGACGAGATGAACGTGAACGGCGTGCTCTACCCGTCGGTGAAGCCGCTGGGCGCGCGGACCGGGCGCATGAGCGTGACGGAACCGGCGCTCCAGACGCTGCCCAAAGGTAGCATCGTGCGCAACGCGTTCGTCTCGCGCGAGGAGCAGACGCTGATCCTCGCCGACTACGAGGGCGTCGAGCTCCGGGTCATGGCGTCGCTCGCGCACGAGGAGGCGCTCATCGAAGCGTTCAAGAGCGGCGCCGACCAGCACCGGTGGGTCGCGTCGCAGGCATACGAGGTGCCGGAAGACGGCGTCAGCGATGTGCAGCGCGACATCGCCAAGCGCACGCAGTACGCCAGGATCTACGGCGCGGGCGCCGCGAAGATCGCCGTCACGGCGGGGGTTCCGCAGGCGGCAATCGAAGAGTTCCTCGCCAAGTACGACGCGCTGTTCCCCGGCATCTCGCGCTTCATGCACGACTCGACGCAGGCCGTGCGCGATCGCAGCTTCCACGGCGACGACAAGACGGGGTACGTCGACACCGTGCTCGGCCGCCGGCTGCCCGTCGAGAAGGACAAGGCGTTCAAGGGCGTGAACTACGAATGCCAGGCGGGGGCAACCGCGGACGTGCTCAAGCTGAAGCTGATCGAGCTCTCGAACGCCGGGCTCGGCAAGTTCATCCGGCTGCCGGTCCACGACGAGGTCGTCATGGAGGTGCCCGACGACGAGCTCGCCGACGCGGAAGCGACGGTCTGGGACGTCATGCCCGAGCTGAACCTCTTCGACTGCCCGCTCACCGTCGACGTCGAGTCGACGAAGCGCTGGGGAACGAAGTACGCGGGGTTCGACTGATGCGCGTGCTCGCCGTCGATCCGGGCGGCACGACCGGCTTCTGCTACGCGAAGGTCGAGGGCGAAGCGCTCGTCGACTGGGAGGCGTGGCACGAGCCGTGGGAGAGCGCCGGCAACGCCATGAACTGGTGGCTGTCGGGTGCCGGGACGCAGGCGGCCGTCGACGTGCTCGTGATGGAGGACTTCTACATCACGGCGCACACGTCGAAGAAGTCGCAGGACGGGAAGGTCAGCATCGAGCTGATCGGCGTGGGTCGCTACCTGGCGAGCGCGTACCGCAAGGACTTCAAGCTGCAGGCCCCGTCTGCGGCGAAGACGTTCTGCGACGACAAGAAGCTGCGCGCGATGGACATGTGGACCAAGGGCCTCGACCACCCGCGCGACGCGACCCGCCACCTCGTCCTCTACGTCTGCGAGCAGCGCCTGATCGATCTCCGCGCCCTACGCGCCCGGCTGGACTGAAAGGCGGTAAAGTAGCACCGTGCTAGCAGAGAGAAGCGGAGCCACGATCTGGCTGAAGAGCGAGTACCACCAGGTCGAACTCGTCAAGCAAGTGCCCGGCGTCAAATGGCACAAGGATCACAGGCTGTGGCACCTGCCGCTGTCGTGGGCTGCGTGCGTGATCCTGCGCGGCGTCTTCGGCGACGAGCTCGAGATCGGCCCCGCGCTCACCGAGTGGGCGACGCAGGAGAAGGCCAGCCGCGTCGACCCGTGCCTGTCGCTCCGCGACGCGGAGGACGCCGACCTCGGCGAGTACTCGCCGCCCGGCGAGCTCGAGCTCGAGCCCCGCCAGCGCGCCGGCGCCGCGTTCATGGCCGCCGCGCAGCAGGCCGCGAACTGCGACGGGATGGGCTCCGGCAAGACGATCCAGACGATCGTCGCGCTCGAGCTGCTGGCTCGACGGGGGCGCGCGCCGTACCCGGCGCTGATCGTCTGCCCGAACTCGATGAAGACGGTGTGGGCGCGTGAGTTCGCGACCTGGGCGCCAGGCCGCACCGTCGAGGTCGCCGGTGGCGGCGCGCAGAAGCGCAACAAAGTCTTCGGCCGGCTCGGCGAGGACCTCGACGTCGCGATCGTCAACTGGGAGTCGCTGCGCGCGCACACGCGCACCGCCGGCTACGGCATGATCAAGCTGACGGACGCCGAGAAGGAGGACAAAGTCCTCAACGAACTTGACCTGCACACCTTCGTCGCCGACGAGGCGCACCGCGCCAAGAACCCGAAAGCGAAGCAGACGCGCGCCGCGTGGGCCGTCGCCTGGAAGTGCGAGCACCGCTTCGCGCTCACGGGCACGCCGCTCGCGAACACGCCGTCGGACACGTGGTCGATCATGCACATGCTCGAACCGAACGAGTGGCCGTCGAAGTCGCAGTTCCTCGATCGCTTCGCGCTTCTCTCGTGGTCGGCGTTCGGCTTCATGGACGTCGTCGGGATCCGCGGCGACACCAAAGACGAGTTCTTCCGCATCCTCGACCCGCGCTTCATCCGGCGCCCGACGCAGGTGGTCGTTCCCGACCTGCTGCCGAAGCTGCCGCCGCAGGTGCGCTTCGTGGACCTGCTCCCGAAGCAGCGGAAAGCGTACGACCAGCTCCGCAAGGACCTGCTGGCCGAGCTGGACTCGGGCGTCCTCATGGCCACGAACCCGCTGACTCGGATGACGCGGCTGATCCAGCTCGCGGCGGCTTACGGCGAGCTCGACGAGGGCGGGAAGATGACGCTCGCCGAGCCGTCGGCCAAGCTCGACGCCCTCGACGACGTGCTCGAGGAACTGGGCACCGAGGAGCCGGTCGTGGTGTTCGCCGAGAGCCGCCAGCTCGTGGAGCTCGCGGCGGGCCGGCTGACCAAGCAGAAGGTCCCGCACGGCCTAATCACGGGCGCCGTGGACACCGCCGTACGGCAGAAATCCGTCGATGAGTTCCAGGCCGGCAAGCTGCGCGTGATCCTCGCGACGCTCGGTGCCGGCGGCGAGGGCCTGACGCTGACGGCCGCCCGCTACGGGGTGCGCCTGCAGCGCAGCTTCTCGATGGTGAAGGAGCTCCAAGCCGAAGACCGCATCTGGCGCAAGGGCCAGGAACGGCAGGTGCAGTGGATCGACATCGTCGCGAAGGACACGATCGAGGACCGCGTCGCCGAGATCGGCGACGAGAAGCGCGGCCGGCTCGAGGAGATCTGCCGCGACGAGGACACGCTGCGCGGGTGGCTCGCAAAGTGAGCCAGGACCTGCACGAAGACGACCGCGACCTCGCCGAGCTGCTCGCCGAGCAGGGGCGCGACCCGGCCGAACTCGAGGAGCTGATGGAAGACCTTGAGCGGATAAGGGCGCTCCCCGAGGGTACAATGGAAGATAATGCCCAAAGCTAAACCCGGCCAAGACCTGACGGACCACATCGAGCTGCAGTCCGGGCGGTTCCTCAACCTCAGGGTGCCCGACGTGCGCGACATCGTCCTGGAGGACATCGCCCACGGGCTCGCGCACACGTGCCGGTACGCTGGGCAGCCGAACGAGTTCTACAGCGTCGCCGAGCACACCGTCCTGGTCGCCGCGAAGCTGCGCGCCGACGGGCACTCCGTGCTGTCGCAGTGGGCCGGGCTGCACCACGACGACGCCGAGGCCTACATCGGCGACGTGAGCCGTCCGCTGAAGCGGCTGCTGCCCGAATACGAGGACATCGAGACCGCGGTGTGGGGGAAGATCAACGAGGCGCTGTCCCTCGGCCTCGGCGGCGACGTTCCCACCGTGCGGCCGGAGGTCAAGGCGGCCGACAACTGGGCGCTCTCGGCAGAGGCCAGCGCGCTGCTGCCGTCGGGCGGGGAGAACTGGGAATGCGCCGGGCTCTACGACCCGGAGGACCGCGACTTCCGCCACCCCGTGATCGGTTGCACGCCGACGCAGGCGCGCACGCTCTGGCTCGCCACCTACATCGAGCTGAAGGAGAAGCTGTGATCTGGCAAGACGCCGCGCTCACCGCAACCTCGGTCGCGTTCACGGTCGGCGTCGTGCCGATGGTGTGGAAGCGCCTGCCTCCGCCCGTCTTCACTTGCCTGGTGACGGCCGCTGGGTTGACCACGCTCGTCGTCTGCTACGCGACCCTCGGCAGCCTCGGCCTGACCGCTGCGGCAGAGTCCCTCGGCGCCGGGCTGTGGTGGGTGCTCGCCGCGATGGCGGTGGCCAAGCGATGACGTACCTGACGCAGCAGCGTAAGGAGGAGCTGGCCGACCCGAAGCAGATGTTCGTCTCGCCCGCCGACCTGACCTACGGGCTGACGGTCGTGGCGATGAGCGGCAAGCTCGGCGCGTCGTTCATCGGCGCGCTCGACGAGGCGATCGCGCGCTACCTCGGCAAGAGCGAGCCGCGATTCGAGGACTTCGCCGTCATCATGGGCTGCCTCTCGTGCACGTCGCGCGAGATGCTGCGCAGGCGGCCGAACAGTGCGCGCGCCGACATCATCGCTAAAATGGTGGGCACGTACGCCGACGCCTTCTACTCGGAGCACATAGCTCCGTACGAGGACATCAAGATCAACCAGAACGGAGACGTTTACTGATGGCAAAGTTCGACGCGAAGCAGGTCGCCCTCGTGGCCCTCACGGCCGGCGACACATTCACAGTGAGCGACCTCGTGCGCTCTGGCGTGACGTACTACGCCGCGAAGCAAGCGGTGGCCGAGGGCTACATCAAGACGCTGCAGTCCACCGTCACGACTGGCAAGCGCGGCCGCCCGGCCCGCAAGCTGAAGCTGACGGGCAAGGGGAAGCGGGTCGCTGCGAAGTGAGCCTCCCCGAGCTCGACGTGATGGGGCAGCCCTCCGACGTCCTCTCCGAGGCGTTCGGACTGATCCGCGGCGACCGGCTGAAGTTCTACGGCCCGCCGACGGAGAACTTCGAGCGCATCGCGAAGATGTGGACGGGCTACCTCGGGGTGACCGAGCGCGTCGCCGCGCTGAAGGCCGCGCTCGACGACCACGCGCGCGAGATCGACGGGAAGGTGGGCCTGCCGTCCCCGACGCTCTCCCGCATCAATGAGCTGGTCGACACGCTGCCGGCGGAGGTCTCCGCCAACGACGTCTGCTCGCTGATGATCCTGCTGAAGGTGGCGCGGATCCGCTCGGGCGGCAGCTACCACCGGGACTCGGCCGTCGACGCAGCGGGCTACGCCGCGCTGCTCGAGGTACTCAACGAAGCGGAGGTGTCACTGTGAAGTTCCCATACTTCATAGCAGGGCTCATCCTGTTGACTGCGCCCGCCTGGTTCCCAGGACAGGTCGGAGTCGGCATCATCCTCCTAGTGGCGGGCGTCCTCGCGGGCACCGTCGCCGCGATCGCCGCGGTCGAGGCGCAGAGGAAACTGTGAGAGCGGAAGTCCGAGAGGACGGCGCGGTGGTCCTCACGCTGTCGCGCCGCAACCTCACGTCGCTGCTCGCGAAGCTCGACGGCCACCCGCCAGGCAGCACGAAGACGCTCGAGCGCGCCGGCAGCGACGGGCAGCCGTACTTCGTCGTGCGGGCCGAGTCGGACGAAGTGCACTACGCGAAGCGGGCCCCCGGCCCGATGCACCGCGACACGGAGGTGCAGCTCGGCGAGTACGCGACCCTGCGGAACGAAGGCAAGCCGGGTCTCTTCTCATGACGAAGCTCCTCACGAACTCGGAGATGTCGACGTGGCGCGAGTGCAAGCGCAAGTGGTACTTGGGGACGTTCCGCGGGCTGACGCCGCGCAAGCGCGTCGGGTTCAACAGCCCGATCTCCATCGGCAACCGCGTGCACGACGCGCTCGCTGCGTACTACGACCCCGACATCCGAGCGGACCCGGTGCAGCACGTCAAGGACTCGATCGCAGAAGACGTCGCGAAGGCGCCCGACGAAGAGGCCGACATCCGTAAGGAGGGCGACCTCGCTGTCATCATGATCGAGGGCTACGTGCAGTGGCTCGAAGAGGAGGGCGCCGACTCGGAGTACACCGTCGTGCACGGCTCCGAGGAAGCCGTCACCGTCCCGCTGATCGACGGCGTAGACCTCCTGACCAAACTCGACGTCCGCGTTGAGGACCACCGCGGCGACTACTGGGGCCTCGACCACAAGACGGGCACGCACGGCGTCGAGCCGAAGCTGCTCCAGCTCAACACGCAGGCGCTCACGCAGCACCTCATTGAGTTCTTGAAGCGCACCGAACAGGGCGACCAGGCGCAGACGGCGAAGGGCACGGTGTTCAACTTCCTGCGCAAGGTCAAACGGACGGCGCGCGCCAAGCCGCCGTTCTACTGGCGCGAGGAGGTGCGGCACAACGACGAGGAGCTGCGCAACCACTGGAAGCACGCGGCCGCGGTCGCCCACGAGATCCTGGACGCCGAAGCGCGGCTGCGCGCCGGAGAGGACCACCACGTCGTGGCGTACCCGTCGCCAGGCAAGGACTGCACGTGGAAGTGCCCGTTCTTCAAAGTGTGCGGGCTGCACGACGACGGCTCCAACGTGGAGGCCGCGATTGCCGACCTCTACGAAACGCACGACCCGCTCGAGCGCTACGCGGTAAGATAGCCCGCATGCTCACGATACTCGCATACGGCGACAGCAAGGTAGGCAAGAGCTGGTTCGGCGGCAGCGCCCCGAAGCCGCTCCTCGTGCTTGACGCCGAGGGTCGCGGGCGCTACCTGCCTGACCCCAACAAGGTCTACTGGGACGTGATGAAAGACCCGCCGCCCGCTGCGGGCGACTGGACCACGTGCATCGCGCCCGTCACCGACTACAAAGTCCTGCCGGCCGCGTACAAGTGGCTGGTGTCTGGCCAGCACCCGTTCGTGGGTGTCGATCTCGACTCGCTGACGGAAATCCAGAAGCGCTACATCGACCAGCTCGTCGGGATGAACGCGCTCGAGCAACAGGACTGGGGCAGCGTGCTGCGCCACCTCGAAGCTCTCGTGCGCGACTACCGCGACCTGGTGCTGCTGCCCAACAACTCCGTCGAGTGCGTCTGCTTCATCGCGGGCGAGACCGAGGACGAAGGCAAGCGGCGGCCGCTCCTGCAGGGCGGGCTGCGCAAACATCTTCCCTACCTCGTCGACGCGTGCGGCTACATGTACGTCACGCACGACGCGGAGGGCACGGTCGCTCGTAACATGCTTGTGGCCCCGGCGCCGACCATCGTCGCCGGAGACGGTACAAATAGACTCGGCGGTCCCGTGATCGCAGAACCGAACCTGACAACGCTATTCGAGGAGCTGAACACTTGAGCACGGTAGACCTCTCGACGCTGCTGAAGACATACGAGGACGAGCAGACGCACGTCCTGGACGAGGGCCCGTACACCCTCGAGGTGACCCGCTGCACCACGTCATCGTCCAAGAACGGGAACAGCCAGATCAACGTCAACTACAAGGTCGTCGGTGGGCCCGACGCTGGCAAGGGGGTGTACCTCGGACCGCTGACGCTCAGCGAGAAGTCGGCGAACATCTTCTTCCGCAACATGAAGGGCTTCGGCTTCCCGCCCGAGTTCTTCACGTCCTACAGCACCGTCGACGAAGCCCTGAAAGCAGTCGCCGCGCAGCTCGTCGGCCGCATCGTCGAGGTGCAGGTGCAGAAGCGCGAGTGGAACGGGGAGGACAAGAACAGCTTCCCGCCCGGCCGCGTGAAACTCGTCTCGATGGGCTCGGCCGACGGCACGCCCGCCGGCGTGCCCGCAGCGGCCGCGACCGCTCCGGCACCCGCGGCGGCGCCCACCGCTGCTCCGGCGCCCGCCGCGGCAGCGGCTCCGCCGGCGCCCGCGGCCGAGGCAACAGCGCCAGCGCCGCAGGCAGCGGCTCCGGCTCCAGCAGCGGCGCCCGCAGCAGAGGCCGCGCCGGCGACGGCGCAGCCGCCAGCTCCGCCCGCGCCGCCGGCGGCAGCACCAGGCGACA